ATGGCAGCCACCAACACCATCGCACAGACAGAAAACAACTACGACCGCTTCATCGCCGAGCTGACCGCCCTCACCCGTAAATACGGGGTGGCCATCCAGTCTGTCGGAGGGGTGTATCTAGCCGATGAGCGCGGCGAGTTTGACAAACTCACCTACACCGCCGACATCACGAGTGGCGACCTGTACCCGAATTTCTCAGAAAAATGACACAAGCATCGAGCCCTACGAATTCGCAGAAACGCTGCCCAAACTCGACCCGAGTGGCGTTTGACCCCACTGACGAGCCATGGCTTCAGCCACGCCAATGAAAGTGGTACTTCGGAGTTTCCAGCGATCAACGGATGGAGGTAAGCGGTGAATCCGCGTCTCACGTCCATCAACGATGTTTTCTGGTTCAAGTACAGGAAGTCCCTTGAGCCAGAGACATGTGGCCTTTGTTTCACCATGTCCAAACATCCACGGTTGAATGATCTGGTCTGGCTTTCGCCAGAGTGAAGACATGATGCAAACCGGATTTTCCACTGCAATTTTTGGAATATCGGCCTTCGCAAGCATCATAAAAAATGATGCCGCTTCTTGCTGCATCCCATGCATAACTTTCAAGGGAAAGTGACGAGCTCCACTGACAGCCAGATGGGTGCAGGGTGGATGCGCAATCATCAAATCCCATGGATAGAGAAGAACATCACGGACATCACCCTGGTAGTGCGGCCCTGCTGACTCGGAAGGCAGCAGATCGCAACTCATTGCTTCGTGGCCCATCCGAATGAATGCATCACGCACCCGACCGGAATACTCACATGCAACAAGAACCTTCATTGCGACGCACCGCCAGTTTGCGAAACTTCACCCACTGCACATGTTGTGTTTTCATTTGATACACAAACGCCCTTCAGACCTGTGTACTCTTCCCACCGCTTGACGATGACATCCACGAACTTGGGATCGAGCTCAATGAGGCGAGCCTGACGCCCGGTCTTTTCACTGGCGATCAGGGTGGTGCCCGAACCTCCAAACAGGTCCAAAACGATGTCCCGGCTCTTCGAGGAATTCTTGATGGCCCGCTCGACCAACTCAACCGGCTTCATGGTCGGGTGCAGGTCATTGACCCGGGGCTTGTTGTAGTTCCAGATGTCTGACTGGTCCCGGTCGCCGCACCAGAAGTGGTCCGTACCCTGTTTCCAGCCATACAGGATGGGCTCGTACTGGCGCTGGTAATCCGCGCGCCCAAGCGTGAAAGTGTTCTTGGCCCAGATGATGAACGTGGACCACTTACCTCCTGCCTTGATCCAGGCCTTTTGCAGGGTGTGCAGCTCGGACGAGCTCATGCACACGTAGCAGGCACCCTTGGTGACCAGAAGCAGGTTCAGACAGGAGTCGTAGAGGAACTGGAAGAACCCCTCTCCCAGATCGTCGTTCATGATGCGCCGGTCTTTGCCGCGCATCTTGTCCTTGGCACTGTTGCCGTAGTCCACGTTGTAAGGTGGATCGGTGAAGGCCATGTCGGCCAGTTGGCCACCCATGAGGCGCTCCACATCCGACAGGATCGTTGAGTCGCCACAAAGGAGGCGGTGGTTGCCGAGAATCCACAAGTCCCCAGGTCTGGAAACAGGATCTACTGGTGCTTCTGGGATTGCATCATCCTCAGTCAAACCACCGCCTGACTCGTCGCCGTTGAGCAGCTCCTCGAGCTCCTTGTCGGTGAAACCCATCAGGTCCAGATCGAAGTCGGCCGCTTTGAGCTCGGCCAACTCGAGTTTCAAGAGCTCGTCATCCCAGCCAGCGTTCTCGGCCAACCGGTTGTCGGCCAGGATGTAGGCCTTCTTCTGCTCGGGCGTCAGGTGCCCCAGCTCAATGACCGGCACCTCCTTGAGACCGAGCTTGCGCGCAGCCATCAAGCGACCGTGGCCAGCAATCACGCCCTTGGCACCGTCCGTGAGGATCGGGTTGGTCCAGCCGAACTCGGTGATCGAGGCCGCGATCTGTGCAACCTGGGCATCGCTGTGGGTTCGGGCATTGCGTGCGTAGGGGACGAGCGCGTCCACTGGGACCATTCGGATCTCAGGATGATTCATAGGGGTGACCGGTAAAATCGACTGCAAAACGAGAATGTTCTGCAGTGCAAATCAAAGTAGTTCGCGGGGTTCTGGCCCGCAAAAGCCCGACTGAGGCCACAGCATCCGGAGCAGGCTTTACGCCACTGGTTGCTGGGACCTACGAAGTGGGATCAGAAATTCATAGCCGTCTGGAAGTTCTCCGCGAGGGAAAACCGACCGTGTACCTGCCGCTTGAAAAGCTGGCGGAGTACGAGGCAGCAGGAGAAATCGAAGTTCATCGATAGGAGTCGGACAACAGTCAGTAGACGTCGATGTCATCGACTGTCTTTGACTATTCCTCGACTGTTTCGGGGAAGTTTCAGGGTGTCATTGACTGTGTGTGACTGTCATCACTGTCTCTGCACTCGTTTGTCCACCGTAGCCGAAAATGTAGCTGCAAATCGCCGAAATGTTGCAGCGTGTTTTGGCCCCAAAAACCGCGCATTCACTACCGAGTTTGAATTGCGCCGCGCATGCACGCCAAAACACGCTAATTTCCCATCTGGTTGGAGCGCCTCACGGTTTGGCTGGCTCCCCCCTCTTGTTGAGCAGATCGGCCACCACCTGCATGTCCCGCTTCCAGCGTCTCCATGCCGTGGTGCGGTCACAGGCAAAGCGCTTGCTGATCTCCACCCAGTCAAAGCGCTTGGCCCGCATCCACACCAGATGCCGCTCATCGAGTTCGAGCATCTGCACCCAGCGCATGACTTCGAGCATTCGCTCCACATCCTGAGGGGATGGGGGCGGCAATCGGTACACCTTGTGCGGATCCGGGTAGGCATCGCCTGGCAGGATCACGATGGGCCAGGTGCTGGCGTAGCCCTGCACCATCACGCGCGGCAGGCGCCTGGCGGTTCGGGCCGCATCGACAAATCGGTCTGCCACCGTCTCGACTGTCCAGACTTCAACCATGGCCACCTCCCTTGGGTTGACCCTGGCCATGGCCTTGACCATAGAGCCGCTCGCCAATGCTGCGAATGAGCTGGCGCTCCAGAAAATCCAGGCGCTCGTCATCATGGGAGATGACCAGGATGTGCTGCTCGCGCCATCCCTGGCGCTTGGTCGCCTCGACATCCATGGAAGTGGCCTGCATGCGCCCAAGGGGCGATGGGTAACGTGCCGGAGGGATCTTCATACCTGCCCTCCAAACGCAATATTCCGATGCGCCGCTGGAAAGTCAAAAGCGGACTTGTCCGGTTTTGACAATGTGACCGACGCTCTTGACGGTGGATAACACTCCACCTCTTTATGCGCGTCTACGCGCCCGCGTAAAGAACCAATGTAATGACCCGTCAGTAGCGTCGGAAAGCCGATTTCTGAAATCTTTTTCATTGAATTTGTCTCTCAATCATCGTTATAGGGATAGGACCTGGAAGGCAAGGCAGTGGGCTGTTTGAGGTCGATGCCCTGGTAGCCACGCACACCCATGGTGTTGCGCCACTTGTCCAAACGTCTGGCCAGCAAGGCATCCGAAAACCGGCGCTGCGTGCCCGTGTATTCGCCACTGAGCTCGGACCACTGCTTCCAGTCGTTGAAGAGCGTGGCAGTCAGCGCCTTGAGGCCGGGCCCCAGGTTGCAGCGCTCGGCAATCCACCGGCCCATGGCGTCCTCGGCCTCGAAGTACTCCTCGGTTGCAGCCATCACGGATTGAGGCTGCTTGAGACCCTGGCTCTGCCAGAGCAGGCATCCCTGCACGGCCCAGGCCAGAATCCCGTCCCGTTCAGCCAGCAGCTTCTCGGTGAGCAAGGGATCGCGCTTTTCCGGAGGGACCGTGATCGTGAAAGGGATCAGGTGCATGCGGCGGCGCATGGCCTCGTCGATGTTGCGGATCGCGGGCTTGTGATTGCCTGCAATCAAGAGCTTGAACTGCGGCCTGTAGGTGAAGAAGTCCTGGTGCATCAGGCGGGCCGTGATGTCGTCACCACCCGTGATCGCCTTGATCTTGGATTCGTTCCAGCGCCTGCCCTGCTCGGTCTCGGTGGCCGAGACAAAGCGTGCACCGCGAAGGCCTGCCAGATCGGTGGGATGCCGGTCCGAGCGCGACTCCATGAAAGTGTCCATCGGGGCGTTTGCCGCGTAGTCGCCCAGCACCGTGGAGATCACGTTCACGAAAACTGACTTGCCGTTAGCACCCGTGCCATACAGGAAGAACAAAGCGTGGGTGCTGATGTCACCTGTCAGGCAGTAGCCCACCACTCGCTGCAGGTAAACCTGTAGCTCCTCATCTCCTCCAGTCACGTTCACCAGAAAATTGCGCCAGACCGGACACTCGCCTTGCGGCGTGGCCGTGGTCACCTTGGTCATGCGCCGTCCACGGTCATGGGGCCCACGGGCGCCAGTTCGCAGATCAACGATGCCGCCCGGGGTGTTGAGCAGCCAAGCATGGGCATCCCATTCTTCGACCGTGGCGCTGTGGCGCACATCCGAACGGGCAAGCCGCTCGATCGCGGAGACAGTTCCAGCGCTGGCGAGTCGTCCCTTGAGCTTGGAGCCATCGGCGTGAATTGATGCCATCCGGCACATCAGGCGCGAGAGGTACATCACGTACAGGGACTTGTCGACGTTCCAGCGAACACCGTTCCACACGAGCCACTTGCCCCAGGGCGCGCAGTAGCGCCAGTCCTCAGCGAACTGATGAGAAAAGGCCATGGCCAGCCCATCCTCGTTGGTGTAGTCGATGCCATCGACCAGCTGTAAGGGGGCAAGGACATCGGTCTGCTGCACCACAGGGACACGTTCGCCCACGGCCAGAAACCCAGCGATGTCAAAGCCATCGAGCACCGCGTCGGCCGCATCCCAGCCTTCGGGCTTTTCTGCTGGTGGCTGCAAGATCACGCACGACCGGGCTCCAGCCTGCAAGATGGCCTGCGATGCCTGGTCGGCGTAGTGCCAGCCGGGCTTGTCCCGATCTGGCCAAATGAGGACGTGCTTGCCCGACAGTGGAGACCAGTCCGTCTTGGCTACCGGGGCATTGGCACCATGCATGGCCGTGGTGGCACACACACCCAGGTCGATCAGGGCCTGCGCGCACTTTTCGCCTTCGACCATCACAACCTGCGCGGCCTTGAGCATGCCCGGCTGGTTGTACAGCGGACGAGGCTCGGGCGGGGTCATCTTTCGGCGACGCACATCCCAGGGCCTGAACTCTTTGCGGCCAGGCTCGGGGTCGTAGCGGTACACGACGGCAATCAGTTTTCCGCTTGCGTCCTGGTAATCCCACTTGGCCGTTGCGGGACCGAGCTCATCAACGGCTGGTGGCTTGGCCTTGCTTTCCGCGACGGCGCTTGCTGGCATGGCCGAAACACGACCGAGCCAGCTTCTGGCCCGTTCGAGCACCTGCGGGAACTGGGCCTGCACATCGAGGTTGTAGTAACGGGCGATGAGGTCCAGGATATCCCCGCCCTCATCCGTGGCGCGGTCGGTCCACAGGCCAGCCTTGGGTCCAGACAGCAGCAATTCCAGACTGTCGCCCGGACCACCCATCACGTCCCCCACCAGGTATTTGTTCTGGCGGCGCTTGCCTGAGGGCCAGATGTCCAGAACCAGCAGGGGCAACTGGTCATTCAGGGCTGCGCGGATTTCGTCCTTTTCTCGGGCAGCAGCGGCACCGTCCTCTGGCGCCTTGCGCGCTTTGCCTCCAAGTGCATCGTTGAAATCAAGCATGCGCACCCCCTGCTGGAGCTTTTGCCTGATTCGCCGCTAGCGCCGCCTGCTCGGCGGCATACCTGACCTGCCACTTGTGCAGCTCCCGCAAGCGATAGCGCACCAGGCGGCTGATGGAGTAATACGGGATCCCGAGGGCTGCTCGTTTGCGGGCGTCAAGAAAGTAATACAGCGGCAGATTCAGCGCTGTCGATGCCTGCTCGGCTGTCACGAATGGCTCATCCGTGGCGTCACCGGCCGCAGAAGGCAACTGCAGTGCTGCGGAAATCTTTGAATTGGTGTTGTTCATGAAAACAGTCGTCCCTGCAGGTGGCGTGAGCCACCCGCATTGGTTGAAGAAATTGGATCCGGGAGGTGTCCCGGTGGATCAGGACACTCAGCCCGTGGGCGATGTGTCCAGTTGCATGCGAACGGGCGGGTACTTGCTGCGTTCGTGTTCCTGCACCATGACCTCGACATAAGTCGTGACCACGGCATTGATCAGCCGCAGGGCCTCTTGCTGGGTGTAGCTCGACAGCGGTCGGTCCATACCGATCTCGCTGGCGGCCTCGCCCAGCGGCTTGAGGCACAGTTGCATGGCGGCCAGTTCTGCTTCCGACGGATCAATCACGCCAGCTCCCGTGGGCAAGATGTCCTCGCGCTCGAGGCAGCGCAAACCGACTGCGTAGAGCCGGTGGAAACAGGCCTGACAGCGCAGCGAGCAGAAGATCCAGTCGATGGGATACCGCTTGGGGTGCCCCACTTTGAAGCGAAGATCCACATGGCCGAAGCCCCTGGCTTGTCGGGAGCACACCCAGCATTTCATGCACAGCCGCCATCACTGCGCCCAAGCAGGCCGAGCCTGCGCGTTGCCAGGACGTGGGTTGTAGCTAGCCCCAGGCTGTGGGGCTGGTGCCGCTGATGCGGGAACTGCCGCTGCCGGGGCCCCACCGGAGCCGTGGCCCCCACCAGAGCCCCCGCCCATGCCACCCTCGCGTTGCAGCTTGGCCTGCATCAGCTCTGCATACTCCTTGTGATCGGGCTCGATCACCAGCCGGATGATGTTGCGGTACTCGCCCTGCCCGTCTTTTTCAATGCCGATCCGGGCCGCGAATTCGGCACCATCGAGGTCACCGAAGCTGCGGATCTGGCGGGCACGCTGCGCCTCTGGGGATGCGTCATCGGGGTGAATGTTGCGCGAGCTGTTGAGCACCGCCTTGATGAAACTGCGCCCCATCTGCGCCCAGGTCGGGCCCTTGTTGGAGTGCAGGCCGACATTGCTCCAGATCTTGCGTTTGGCAAACGGGCCCGTGAGTAGTACGAACTCGCACGACAGGAACACCGCACCGGTTTCATCCGATGCAGTGGCATAGCCGCCCGTCCAGCCCCGGCTGGCATCGTCATAGCCACCGGGTTTGATGGCCATACGCACCAGGGCCTGGGCGCCCTTGGGGATCAGATTGAACTCGCCTTGCTGGGCATCGGCGTCATTGAAGTCGCACCAGGCACCCGGAGCGCCGTGGGTTGAGGATTGGCCATAGGTTGCGGCCTGGTTGTAGCTGTCGTGGTTCATTGAAAGTTTTCCTGTTGATTGAGGGTTGTGTTCGTGTTGGTTCGGGCTGCCAGCGGCTCAAAGCTGGACATCGCCGACCCAGCGGATCTGGAAGGTGGGCTCGGTGATCAGCTCTTTGCGGGCTGGCTGGAAGGCTGCGCGCAGCAGCGGGTGCCAGCGGGCATAGTCCTGCTCGGCCACTGCAAACTGGACTTGCATGAAGTCCTGCACCCGGTCACCGGCGACGACCATCCGTTCGGCGATCTGAGACAGGTGCTGTTGGTCCCACACGATTTCTTTGGATTGCGAGACATCGATCTGCAGGTCACCGTCATCAATGCGGAACCTGGCCGCTTCCTCTTGGCCAAGACTTTCGGCATGGCGGATCTGGTCGGCGTAGCGGATTTCCATGGCCCGGTTGATCCGGCCACGCATCTGCAGCGTCCACTCATGGAGCTGCTGCACCGCGTTGCTGAAATGGGCCAGTTGGTCTTTGGGCAGACGGCTGATCTGGCTCTCGGAGAGGTCGGGCAGCGCCGCCTGTTGCAGTTGAAGGTGGTTCATGGAGGACTCCTCAGGTGGCGGAACGTTGCGAGGTGGAGACGTGCTGGACGCAGTTCTCGAAGGCGATCACGGCATTGAGGGGGTAGTTCACCCGCTTGCCCAGCTTCAGGTAGTGCGGCCCACGCCCTTCCATTCGCCAACGTTGGAGGGTCTTGGGGCTCATCCCCCAGCGCACGGCCAGATCGACCTCGCTGAGGACTTGAAGAGGGGGATTGGCAGGCTCGGGGATCACGGCACCGAGACGATTCGGTGCCAAGGGCGCTGGTGTTGCTAGCAGCATGGTCACTCCTTTCGAAGAGTTGGGGGACAACGCTGCTATTTCAGAAAATCAATGGGGAACTGATAAGGAACTGATCAAGGAACTTTGGCGATATCTCCAGTTCCTTAATCCCGACCCGGTGTCCGATGAACTGGACGCGTTGGATCGGCCACCTGCCAATCGCAGAGTAAAGTTCATAGCCATGGACAAATAAACACGCATATATGCGTTGCTAAAATTTTTAGAACACCATAAAATGCGCCTTAAATGAAATCCTTGTCTCCTGCCCCGCTGCCTGTCACGCGCAGCCTGACCCGTCTGGGCCAGGCGATTTCGCTTGCGCGTCGGCGCAGGCACCTGACACAGGAAGATCTGGCAGAACGCATTGGCGCATCTGCCCACACCGTGCGGCGAATGGAAGCTGGCCACCCTGGCACCGCACTGGTTCATTTCGCACGGGCATTGCAGGTGTTTGGCGAGCTCGACAAACTCGATCAACTGCTAGACACCCCCCAAGACACCATTGGCCTGACCTTGATGGATGAGAAGTTGCCTCAGCGCGTTCGCAAGTCCCGTAAGTCGCCGGAGTCAGGAGCGTTTTGATGGCCACAAAACCTGCTTTCAAACAGGCGAGCCAGCGCACCCAGCTGGACGTCTTTCTTGGCAAGGCGGAAAAGCCGCTGGGACGGCTCATCTTCGTCAAGGACGGCCAGCGGGAGTTCTCTCAATTCGCCTACAGCGACGATTGGCTGGCAGATGCCCAGTTCTTCGATGTCTCGCCCGACCTCAACCGCCAAAGCGGCTACCAACTGCGCAAGCCTCCGACCAAGAACGACACCTGCTTCTTTTTGGCCCTGGCTGATACCGAGCCGGATGCGTGGGGACGCAGAGTGATCGCTCGTGCACACGCCAAAGCGCGCGCCAAAGATCCGTCGCTCGGGCCACTGACCGAAGCGGACTACCTCGCTTGCGTAGATGATTTCAGCCGAGTGGGCGCACTACGGCTGCGAGATGAGAGCGGGCACTACCTGCGCAGCGTGGCCGATGGTGCGCGATCAACGCCTGCATTTTTGGAACTGGAAAAAATCCTCCTCGCATCCCGCGCTGTGGAAGTGAGCAAAGAAACGGCCGAAGACTTGGCCTACCTTCAGGGCAAAGGAACATCCTTGGGCGGCATGCGCCCCAAATGCACCATCCTGGATTCAGATGGCGCTTTGTCGCTGGGCAAGTTTCCCAGCGTGAACGATGAGCGCTCTGTCACGCGTGGCGAGGTGCTGGCACTGCGACTGGCCCAGCTGGCAGGCATTGACAGTGCGCAAGCAAGGATCGTGATGGTTCAGGACCAGCCGGTTGCCATGATTCGCCGCTTTGACCGCACACCTGAACAACATCGCATCCCCTACATCTCAGGCGCCACGCTGTTACAAGCGAACCGCGACGACGAGCATTCGTACACGGAAATCATCGATGTGATGCGCTCCAAGTGCGAAAACTTCAGGGATGACGCCAAGCAGTTGTGGCGACGGTTGGTGTTCAACCACCTGATCACGAACGTGGATGATCACTTGCAAAACATCGGTTTCCTGTACAGCGGAAACAATCAGTGGCGACTGGCCCCGGCTTTTGATTTGAACCCCTTTCCCGACAAGGAGTCGGAATCCAAAACCTGGCTCAGCGAAGACAGTGGACCGATCACCTCGATCCAGCAACTACTAGGTCAAGCCGCCCGCTTCGAGTTGTCGCAGCCCCAAGCGCAATCCATCCTTGAAGAGGTGGCCTCAGCAGTCAAGCGATGGAAAGATGTGGCGACCTCCGCAGAGGTTGGGCTGCAGGTGCACGAAGTCAATGACTTCAAGCCTGCATTTAAAGGCGACATCAAATAAGTGACTATCCCGGAACCTGCCGCAGGAACCGGGAAATAGCACGGTAATGGCTTTATTCGACGCAAAACAACCCAAAGCGGCCATTGTGAATCTGCCAAAGCAGACACTGCCTGATGGCAATCCTGAGGCTGGTCAGCGCCAAGTCGCTGCGCTACGGAAGGCGCTGGGGTTGGCACCAACTGTCTGTTGCATCAAACGTCGAAGTGCGGTCGCGTCTCCGTATCCCACCTCCTGTGCCACTTGTTCAACTGGCATCCTGCTACTTTCAATCAACAAGCGCGCTCTGTTTAGGCGCACAGCCTGAATCAATGCCAAAGGGCCCTGGCCGGTAACGGCTTGCACATGCCGAGACAACGTGCGATGTGACATGGCGAACTCTTCAGCTAACCTTCTGACGCTTGGTGGGTGAGGCAGAGCAGATTCAATGAACTGAGTTAAGCGACTAATCAATTCATCACCATTGGCAAGCAACGACGGCACCATAAATCGCGACTGCGCTTGCCTGCCGTCGATCAAAAGAACCTTCCCGACAGCGTCTGCCAAAGCTGGTGAAAATCGCACGCGCAGCAGATGAAGCATGAGATCGGACTGTCCAAAAGCAGCGCCTGCGGTAGTGACCAAGCCATCACTGACCACCATACGATCGGCATCAACATCACAGTCCGGCTGCAATCTGCGGAGTTCCGACGCCAACCACCAGGAAGTTGTGGCGCGGCGTCCCTGAAGCAGTCCAGCAGCCTGCAACAGGAAGACGGCTGAACACGATGCAGCAACAGATCCGCCACCATTGACATGCCTCCTCAACCGCGAAATGACTTTATCGGAAGTTGCATTGGAAAAGCGCTGCTCAACGGCAGATGGACTGTCCAAACCAAGCCCTGGGACGATCCACGTCGACAAGTTAACGGACTCGCGAACGGGCATCCGCACGGTCTCAATGCTCAACCCACTGCTAAGAGCCACGGGGCCACCATTCGGCGAAATGACACGCCACGTTGGCTGCGGCAGCCTCAAACGCAGCGCCATTACTGTCGCAGCTTGGAGCATGTCCTGGGTAATCGCCACACTGGCCGCGTATGCGCCGGGCAGAACAAGGATCGTGAAATCTTTCATGGCCAAATTAGCCTTAAATATGCCAAATTAGGCACTGGAAGTTTATCAGTCAAAAAGGTGAAATTGAAATACTTCAACTTCATGAGACCTGCCATGCCCAACATCTTTGTTCACATTCCGAAAGGTTCATTTCCGGGCAAATCACGCACTGAACTCAATCGCAGAATTAACGCAGCCGCAGCGACTGTCGAGCAAATTCCAACGGATCCGCGTAAGCGGATGCTTTGTTGGGTGTTAATCGATGAGGTTGATTCCGGTGCGTGGACCTGCGGGCAGGCGGATGTGACTTCGCAACTGCTGCCCTGCGTGGCCATGGTTTACTTGCCTGCGGGCGTGCTCGACGACAGTTCACGCTCTCACTACGTTCAGGAACTTCATGAGGCATTCGAACAGTCGCGCCCTTCGGACGATAAGCGGCAAGTCGCCAGTTCGGTTGTTCTGCATGAAGTCCCAGATGGCACTTGGGGTGCCAACGGCATCATTTGGAGACTTCCCCAATTCGCCAAGGCTGCCGGCTTCGCCCACCTCCAACATCTAGTGAGTGACTTTTAACTGGAGCGTTAGTAAAAGTCAGCTTCCGCCGACTGCTGCCGATCTGATCACTTGGCCGGACTGAGTATCCAGCAGCGTTGGAATGCGCAAGAAGTCTGATTTCCTGTTGTTCAGCACCTTTCAGGCATTAGTTCTGCGCCCAAGCCAGCTGGTACAAACCCAATCGGCGCTGTCGGCTAACCAGTTGCTCATACGCGTGGAGCGGCCCCAGGTACAACGGATCCTCTCGATTTGTGGCCTTGATCTTGAAGACATCCATTGGCTTTTCACTGGATAAACCAGCAGCCCTCATGAGAAATTCAGCTGATTGAGCTTTGTTTCGGTGCTCCCAGAGCGCAGCAAACACCTTCGCCTGAGCCTCGGTCAAACGGATGGGGCCATGCGGCCAGTCATCCAAGTACACCCACAGGAAATTGTCGCTGAACGGCCCATGAATGGCCACAGGGATGGTGTCTCCAAGGGTATCGCCAGCATCTTCCTGCACATCATCGAGCAGACGCAGCGCCATGCCATGCAAGGCGAATCGATCCTCGAGATACCACCAGGTGGCCACACCCGCCAGCGGATCATTCAGCATCCGACCCAAGGGCCTGGGCGTGATCACCCAGCTCTGGGTGCGAGGCTCGTGTCCGTGAAAAATCTGCAGCCCATGGCGCTCCACCAGATCAATCCGCCGCGCCACCACCACCGGCCGCTTCCTGTATCGGCCAATATCCCATACGCCGTCCGCAATACGGGTGATGGTGGCCTGCGGCGCAATGTCCAGTGCGCCGCGCAACTTTCGGATCAACCAATCGTCGTCCAACTGCCAACTACGCTGACTGGCCGGATCCAGCCGAAACGGACCGCAGTCCGGGCACTGCACCATGAGGCCTTCATCGCTTCGGAAGATGGGTCCTCGGTACAAGCCACAGAAAGCGCACATGGCATCACTGCCGTTGACCTGGCTCGCAATCACCGCCTTAACCTGCTTGAGTACATGCAGGGCTGATACCTCTGCGTCGTGCAGGCCGCTTTCCAGCGAAAAACCGCCCCTCACAAATAACAGGGCTGCCAGATTGATGGCTTGCTGGTTCTGCGTGATCTCCATTCACAGTCCTCACTCGAACAAGTCACCAGCGAGCACCCGTTGCCCTGCCCTTTCTGGTTCAGGCAAGAGGACTTGCTGGCCTTGCAGGATGCCCAGCTGCACCAGATAGCCCTCCAACTGGGCCCGGAGCTTTTCATCGAACTTGTGCAGGTTCAGCCGCCCCTTGCTCGTGACCTCAACACTGACCACAGTGCAGCGGCTCTTGCCCTGCATGGGTGCAAGGTAGAAATTGAGCACCGCTGCCTGGATCATCCAACCACGGGTGAGCGGGTTCTCAGAGTTGAAATAGTCGGCCAGCAAATCGGTCACGCAGCGCTGATCGCTGGATGCACTGGCGGTGCATTCAAGCTTGAGTCGTCCACAGCTACTGACCACGGTCACGCTTTTGACCTGCAGCCCCACAAATCCGTCCTCGATCGCTTGTGGGATGTTCATGCCCAGGCGCAGGGAGGTAAGGTTCAGGCGAGGCGTCTGAATGCGCTGAGCATCCGCGTCCACACCCAGCAAATGCCTGGCAAAGGCCTCACAGAGCATGGCGTGGTACTTGGCTCCACCCCGGATGATGGTGCGGGCCACACCGGTTGCTTGGGCATATTCCAGCACCATGTGAATATTGGGACTGCCCACTCGCCGCTGCAGCTGGCTGCCTTCGAACTCAAGCTTGGCCGTGGCCAGATCCTTGGCGTGAATCGAGATGAGTTGCGTGCCCCGGGCACGCTCGAGCACATTAACCACACACACCTCGCCGCAGCCGAGCTCGCGCTGGTAGAACCCCTTGATGGCATCGCTGAATGCGGCTATCGAGACCTCGTCTCGTTGAATGGCTCGCTTGATGCCAAGGTCATGCTGTTGCGCCTGCTGCCCATGGTGGTCCAGATATTCGATTTCGGCCGCCGCCTCAAACAGCGCGGGGTGGTGAACATACAGCCAGAACGCCCGCTGCAGGTCACTCTTGCAGGCGATCAGGCCCATCAACTCGGATGGCCGGTCATGCGCCGCCTGGAACATGGCCTGCTTGCCCAACGGGTGAGCCAGCAGCGTGCTCGCGTGCAAACCTGCCACGATGCGGTCACGCATGGCAGCCACGGGGTGCGACTGGATCAAGCCAATCAAGCCTTTGGACGTTTGAACAGAGTCGCTCCATGACCAGCCCTCGGGCAGTGGCAAGGCATGGCGCTCCATGAAGGTTTTGAGGGTGTCGTCGACAGGCAGGTTCAGCAGGATGTCGGCGTAGGTCTGGGCTCGGCTCATTTGGGTCTCCTTTGTTGTTGTTCGTTTTGGCAATGAGGCGTCTCAACCCCCTGTCAGTCGACCGGGGGCTTGGGCTGAGGTTTTGCCGGATTGCTGGATAAATATACAGCTTTTGGCAAGTTTGTCAAAGCCACCGCTACAGGCCGCTTGAATGCTGACCGGTGCCTCAGAAACACAGGATTTATGCGGCTCTCCAACTCAAGGGCCTCATTGGCCCGCCAAAACACGTTACTTCTGGAGGGGTTCATTCATACGATTTGTGGACGGTTTTCTCAATCCATTCCTCCCCATGAAAGTCCACCTGAACCCATCCACAAGCCCTCTTGGCAAACGCTCGGAAAAGAGCAGCTACCTCTCCCTTGAGCAGATCAGCGAACTGATGGCCAAAGGCGCCCTCAGTCAACACCAGCAGCTCACCGAAACCCACAGCAGTCAGGTTTACGCCACTGATCTGGACGAGTTCGTGGACTTACATGCCTGGCAGAGCGTGAATGTGAACCCGTCTACAGAACAAGGAGTTCACCCATGAAGCCCCGATCCATCACCCCGCGCGAGCAGCGCAGTCTGGAAAAGCTCAATGCAATCCAGCGAGAAGTAGCCGCCCTGCATGAAATGAAGATGCCCGATCTTTGGAAAGTCTGGGACCTTCATTTCCCAAGCCGTCCGATGCACCCCAACCGCAAATACCTGACCTCCCGCTTGAGCTACCGGATCCAGGAACTGGCCTTTGGCACCCTACCCCAGTCCACACGCGAGCGCCTGGTCGACTACGGCCAAAACCTCTCCAAAATCAAGACCAACACCCCGGCCAAAGCGGTGGCCATGCCCGGGGCCACCCTGGTGCGGGAGTTCGAGGGCAAGGAGTTCAAGGTTGAGGTTTTGGCCGACGGCCGCTACGAATACAACCAGAAGATCTACCGCAGCCTGTCGGCGATCGCCAAGAACATCACCGGCACGCATTGGTCCGGTCCCGCATTTTTTGGCGTGAAAAACATGGTGGTCGCATGACTGAAGTGACCATCAAACGCTGCGCCGTGTACTGCCGCGTGTCCTCCGATGAAGGCCTGGACCAGCAATTCAACTCCATTGACGCCCAGCGTGAGGCGGGCTTGGCCTTTGTGATGAGCCAGCGCACAGAAGGCTGGGTGCCCGTGCAGGACACCTACGAGGATCCCGGCTTCTCCGGCGGCAACATGGAACGCCCCGGCTTCAAACGCCTGATGGCAGACATCAAGGCCGGAAAGGTTGACATGGTTGTGGTCTACAAGATCGACCGCCTTTCGCGCTCCCTGGCTGACTTTGCCCAGATGATGAAGGTCTTTGACCAGTACACGGTCAGCTTCAGCTCCGTCACCCAGCAGATCAATTCCTCGACTTCCAACGGACGCCTGATGCTCAACATGCTACTGTCCTTTGCACAGTTCGAACGCGAAGTGACCGGCGAACGCATCCGCGACAAGATTGCCGCCTCCAAACGCAAGGGCCTGTGGATGGGGGGCGTGGTGCCGCTGGGCTACCGTGTGGAGGACCGCCAACTGCTGATCCACCCGAAAGAATCGGAAACCGTGAACTGGATCTTCGACACCTACGCCAGCACGGGATCGACCACGCAGATGGTCCAGCAGATGAAGGAGCAGAACCGCCTGACCAAGACGGGGCGGCATTTTTGCAAGCAGTCGCTGTACAAGGTGCTGCAAAACCGCGTGTACCTGGGCATGCTCTCGCACAAGGGCAAGTTCTACCCCGGCGCCCACAAGCCCCTGATTGATCAAGCCCGATGGGACGAAGTGCAGAAGATGCTTGCGCGCAAACCCAAAGAGAAGACCCAGGCCACCTGGTCCTTGAAGGCCCGGACCCAGTTTCTGCTGCGCGGCTTGATCTACACCCCTGAAGGCGATCTGTACCTACCGATGGCCAGCCAGAAGAAATCTGGCAAGGTCTACCGCTACTACGTGCACAACAAGAAAATGCACGAAGGTGCCAGCCAAAGCACCGTCGCCAACCAGCCCGCCGAGCCGGTGGAGCAGGAAGTCACCCGACAGGTGCTCGATTTTTTGTGTTCGGGCACGATGCTCAATCAATACTGGCACCAGATCCAGCAACTCAATCCCGGCATCCCAGAAGCCCAAGCTGTGAATTTGGTATTGAAGCGCACAGCGGAAATCTGGGACAGCTACTTCGATGAGCTCAAAAGCCACATCATTCGCAGCTTGGTCGAGCGGGTCACGCTGCACGATGACGACACGATCGAGGTCAGCTGGCGCACCACTGACTGGCTGGTTCTGCTGGAGGCGATGAGGCCCGGGACCGTTGGCGCAGAAATGCTGGAGATGGAGATGCCCGCATGAGCGAGATGACACTCAGCAAGGAAGGTGAAGGTCTTAGGATCTCCACGCGCAAGCCCTTCAAGCTCAAACGCCGCCCTGGCATCAAGACTTTGGTCCTGGCCCAGGACACGCCAGAAGGCCAACTGACGGGTGCGGTGTTAGCCAAGAGCACCCACGTGGCCTTATTCCACGGGCTGGCCAGGGCCCATTACTGGCAGTGGCTGCTCGACACCGGAGAGGTCAAGAGCGGCTCGAAAATCGCCCAATTGGAGGGACTGGATCCGAGCACGGTCAATGAGCTGCTGCGACTGACGCTGCTGGACCCGGCCCTGGTGATGGACATCCTTGGGGGCAAGCCACCTCAGGAAGCCAACATGATGTGGTTCACTAGGAATGCCTTGCCGGACCTTTGGCATGAGCAATTCATGTCACAGCAAGCCGCCTGA